ACTGTTTTGCTGAAAACACAATATTTTGAGTCGGGCTTGTTAATACAAAATCCTCTATTACTGCTGTTTTTTCGCTGTCTTTTGTATCATAAGCTGTTCTGATACAAACAATACAGTCCACTACCGAAACCATTTCTATTGTTTTTTTGCTTCTAAAATATTCTAAAAATGCTCCCTGCAATATTTCTAATATCCTATCCATATCGTAACCTTTTTTGAATATTGCCTTTTCTATTTTAATATCAATAGGTACAATTTCCGGTGCAACCGCCAATATACCACCATTATAAAGGTCAGCAGGTACATAATATTGTTCTAAATAACTTTGACATTTTTCAATCAATCCCCTTTCAGGAATATCCCCATTGTTCCCCCATATCACAATATCTGCTGTACCCGGACCTCTTGCACATCTAAAACATTTTGCTTTTGTGACACCTTTTACTTCAAGCGCCCATCTTTCCCAGTCTGCGGGGACGCCAGCTCTTGCGGGGCGTCTTTTTCTTTCCAATATTCTTTCTCTGTAATCGTCGTCTTTTTCTACTTCCACACCAGCTAAATAAATGCAAGAATCCGTAACGCTGTCAAAACCAGCCTGTGCAATTAAATTTATCGCACCATTTGAAACATTACCAATTTCGCCGTATTCTGTACACTCCACCAAAACATTTGAAATTTCTTTTTCTCCTTGTGGTATAAATTTTTGTTGTGATGGAATCACTTCAAATTTAACTGGAGGTTTATTCCCTATTGCTGTAGTAGTCAATAAAAAGCCGTCTGGTACAAAAGTATCAAATGCAACAGGTGTAGCCTTATGAAGTGTTACCGTGTGAATTGCTTTCACACTGCCCTTTCTGTCCACACCAAAATCATAACCCTTGTCATCTAAATTTTGTCCACTTGCTCTAATGACAGTTAAATTTTGATATACTGTTTTTATCAAAAGTAAAAGCACCCACATACATTCCCGCAATGCAATGATTAAGTGCTTTGTAAACCAACTGTCTTGTAAATCATCAAATGTTTTTCCTTCTCCCATGATATTTTTGACCAATATTTCTGTTAATTGGTCTTTTGTAGGAAACATAAAATCCCCCCTTAATTAAAACAAAGAAATAGATTAAAAGAAATAGACTATCCGAAGATAGTCTTAAAATAATTTATTTATATCTATAATGAGAACCACATTGTACAATTTTAATCACATCATTTTCAATACGATAAACAATACGATTTGTATCGTCTATTCTTCTACTCCAATAAGGAGCTAAATCACCGCTTAATCTTTCTGGTTTTCCAATTCCTTCATAACCATTTCTGTCAATATCTTTTAAAAGCTGTAATATGCGATGTAATGTTTTTTTATCTTGTTTCAGCCAATATTCAAAATCTTTCCATGCTTCGTCTGTCCATGCTTTAATCATACAAATCTACCTCATGTATTGTACCGCCTGTAGTTTCCATTTGAGCAATGGATTTTTTCAGTCTTTTGATATTTTCATCAGAATAAAACGGGTCTATGGATATCTCAAAAGGTAGCCGTTTTTCTCTTGCCATTTTTTTTGCAAGCATAGTAATTGCTGTTGTCATGGACAAACCTAAATCATTACAAACAGCATCAAATTCTTTTTTTAGTTCATTATCCATTCTTACGCTAACTGTAGTTTGTGCCATAAATGATACACCTCTTTTTTATTACATTGTAATACATTGTTGATACAATGTCAATATCATGCTTTTTAAACAGCAAATTTGAATACTGTTTCTACATTATTACTAGAGCCAACATAACAATATTTTGCTCTCAAACTCAGTTTTTTTTCACCATTTACATCCACCCATTCAAAGGCAACACTTTCTACATCTGCAATTCCTTCTGTTTTTCTCAGCACTTCCATACATTCCGCCTCTATCAATGCCTTATTTTCCTGACTATATGGCTTTCCCAAATATTCAAATAGTTTAGAGCCATATTCATCATAAAATATACTTTCTGATAAAGAATCATTATCTCTAGCTTTCATTAATTTACATATAGCTGTTAATGTTACTTTTCTATTTTTTTCAGAACTTTCTTTTACAATTTCTCCCTCTGTTCCTTTTTTTAAGTATATTTTAATGATACCATCAAGATTATTTTCGTCCATGCCATAATGATATAAATAATACTCATCGTTCTTCTCGAATAATCTTATCAAGACAATCATCTTCTCCATTAGCTCCTGTAATCAATCTATTTCTTCGCATTCACTTTCATCTTTTATAATACCATATTCTTTCATTATATTGATTAAATCTTGATGTGCTTTTTCTCGTTCTTCTTTTGTTGATTTTTCTGTTTCACCTGTAGGTATAAACTCAGGAATGATATATAACGTACGCAATAAAAACTGTCCATGTGGGTCTAATGTTTCTGACAATCTATATTGTTCTTCCTTTGGTAATGTTTTGCATAATTCCATAAACTTCTTTGCAGTTAATTTGCCCATATTACAACATCTGCCTTTCTGCTTATAGACAAATAAGCTATTCATTTTTTTGATTTTTAAAGTATTCCTCTCTTTTTGCCCTAAGAAAATCTATATATTCATCTCTTGTCATTCCATGTGGTATGCCAGTACGTATAACACATTCATCATTATCATCAACTATATAATTTAATTCGCCATCATAATATTCTTTTTTAGGAGCAGTAGGTTTCAGTTTTTTGTAATAGTGATCCATTATTTCTCTATCTTTTACATCAAGTTTATTAAATTCATTTTCTCTTTTTTTATATTCTTCATAAGTTTGTATTGCTAAAAATTCTTCTTTTTGTCTTTGTTGTTCTGTCATGTTATCACTTCCTTTATATACTCATATAATTTAGGGCATTCTCTTTGTAGCTTTGCAGAATCTCTAAAATACAATTCATAAGGTTCAGATATAAAATCCCACAATCTTTCATACCTAAATTCACCAATATCATCATAATGAAATGCTTCAATTTTGTCTTCACAATAATATATTCTACCTTGATACTCTGAAATAAGTGCTTTATTTTCCAAATAATACACTTCAACTGGATTACCTAAGTTATCAATAAATGTTGTTGTATCAACATAAATATCATCAATAGTAACCTCTCCTAAAATTTCCCTTTTTAATTGTTCTACTTTTTCCTGGTCCATCAATTTATTATCAACCATATGTCCTGTTTCATGTCTTACTTGTGTTATTGTTGCACCTTTTGCTATATACATATTGTCTTTGTTATAATCATATCCACTTTTTCCTTCTCGTCCAATATCAATAATTGTACCATTTCTCAATGCTTCCTGAACTTTTTCAGGCATTTCAGCAAACACCTGTTCAACAATTTTTCTTTCTTCCACAATATCTTGTTCTGTTGCATTTTCATTGACGCGAATATGATAACTGTTGTTTGATGTTCGTTTTTTCTCTTTAAGAGCGTTCCACTTTTCATCACTACTATATTTAATATTATACTTGTTATACTGGGAATTGTCAAAATTTCCATTTTCTGAAAATACAGGCAACCACGTACATCTACATCGTGGATGCGCCGGGTTACTTGGTGCACTATCAATATCAAATTCCTGCCCGTGTAAACTACGACAAGTATCACAAGTTCTTATATCAATAGAGGCATGCCATGCAACTTTATTTGCTCCAGCTTTTCTATATGTATTTTTAGTACTCATATTGTAGGCAAAACCCAATTCTGTAATGGCTATCATTTCGGCTCTAGCTGGATTTTTGACTATTTTTTCTATTTTATTTTTTAATTCCTGCCAGCCTTCACCATCTCGATACCCTTCAGACAATACTTTTCTTACTTGCTGTATTGTATTTTTTTCCATTTCAGATACTCTATTAATAGAATTTTCTCGCAACTCGTCATAAATATCATTTTTTTCAATACCAATATTATTTTCAGGTACAAATATATCATCTTGCAATACTTGTTCTGTAATACTTTCTGCTCTTTTTTTCCCTAAATCATAAGCTTTTTTAATATACTCAATATAAAACCCTTTGTCTTGCTCCAGCCACGCTTTTTTGATATTATTTTCTATATTTTCTGTGGTGCTCTCTTTGATTTCTTCCCAAATTCCACTAAAAAAAGACTTCCATTTTTGAGTAAACTCTCTGGAAAGTCTTTCTATTTCATCAAAATCCTGTTGATGTTCATCTGTCAATACTTCTGCATCAAAAATTATATTCTTTTTTTTATTTCTTTTTGTTCTTTTTTTTGTTGTTCTTCTTTTTGTTCTTTTTCCTTTTGTTTTTCTTCTTTTTGTTGTTTTATTTCTTCTGTATTTTCTTGTTGTTTTGTTTCTTCTGTATTTTCTTGATTTTGCTTTATTCCATTTTCCTCTAATATTTTTTGATACATCATACTGGGGTCTTCTATATCAAAATCATCTGCAATAAGTTGTATTGCCTTTTCATGGCTAATAAGCTGTTTGCCTCCGCCTTTTGCCAATGCATTTTGTATACTCTCTATTCTTTCCGTTATACTTTCTTCTGTTTTTCTGCTCCAAACAATATCATAATAAATATTTTCTGGATTAATACCCAAAAGCAAAAGCTGTAAATTTATGATTGCTCTATATCCAGAATAAACGCCGTTATCACCATATTCTAGCGTATCCGTAATATTTTCTAATGTCTGTAAATAGTGAGGATACTGCACTTTCAATACATCTCTGTTAATGCCCTGCCCACCTGTAATAATTGCTTTAGGCACCAACAAATTTATCCAAAGCATATTTTCTATCATTTCAATATCTTTGATTTCATCAAGATTCGCCTCATCATGTAACGCATTGACTTCCACATTACCGATATAGTCTGTTAACATATGCGCATTTTTAGTAGGATTTCCATATTCATCTATCATAGCATTTGCTCTCTTGTAATCCTCTATTTCAGCAATATCAGTTGTTTCCAATTTGTGAGAGCGTTTACTCACAGAGCGGTATATTCTTCTGTAGGCAAGTGCCTTTTCCATTTTTTCAAGCATTTTGTAACATTTTCTAGCAACAGCATATTGACTTGTACCATAAATTTTTGTTTCATCGCATAACCATCTAATATGATTAATTTGATACAATGCAAAATTTTTTCTGCTTGTTTCTGGCGCTTTTTCTCCAGCCATTTGATAAATTTGTGAAGTATCTATTTGAGAAAATGCTTTTTTATTATCTATAAAATTTCCATATTCATCTGCATTTTTTTTCATAGTTAATGCGGGTGCTCTTTTCACTTCTGTAATCAAACCACTTTTTTTATCCACAATAACATTTAAAAATAAATCGCCATCTCTCAGTAAAGCTCTTGCGTGTTCTGTACAAAGTATATGTAATCTTGTTCTTTCCAAAAAATCATCCACTATTTTTTGTACTTTTTCGCTTTCTGTAGAAATTTCAGTTGTTTGTTTTAATTGTTTTTGTTTTCTTTTTTTATCTTTTGTAGAAGCATTTACAATAATACTAAAACCGCCCTTTGTAGCGTCTTCTCCTATTAAAGCGTTTGCCCTTTGAAATCGTATATCCCCATTTTCTCCACATAATTCATTGACTTCTTTTACAATGTGGTATCTGTCTTGTGCAATACGAAATAATTCTGTTTCATATTGTGTAGGTACTTCTATAAAACTAACATTTTGTTTGTTGTCTTTTCTTTTAAATTTTACCAAAAAGTTTTCTAACATTTTGTTTTTTACTTTCGTTTATTTCACCACCTTAAACATTACATAATATTACGTATTTTATATTGATTTACGTAATATTACGTATTATAATAATATTATGATTTTGAAATAAAATGGTTCTCATGTAAAAATGAAAAACCCCAAAAACAATTTACAAACGATTGTTCCTTATCATTCCAAATATTTAAAAAAAGTATTGTAGCAACAAATTTTAAAACAGGCAGGGCTAAAATAAGCCCTAGCCTATTTATAATAGGAGGTATTTATTATGAAAAAATTATTTTATCCAGCTATTTTTCATAAAACAGAAGAAGGTGGTTTTTGGGTCAGTTTTCCAGATATTCCTGAATGTCTTACAGAAGGGGACAATATAGAACAAGCGTATGAAATGGCTTCTGACGCTCTTGGGCTTGCTATTTCTTCCCGTTATCAAGAAAAAGAAAGTATTCCCACTCCTTCCAACCCAGAAAATATATCTGTAAATGATGGATTTTTAGTTGTTATTGAATTTGATATGTTAGCCTATCAAAAGCGTACAAATTCAAAAGCAATCAAAAAAACATTAAGTATTCCTCAATGGTTAAATGAAGAAGCTGTTGCAATGAATATCAATTTTTCACAAGTATTGCAGGAGGCACTTTTAACCAAAATACAAATGAAGTAATAAGGGCTTATTGCCCTTTTTACTTTTTTTAATCACTTATTTCTGCATTTGTACCGCCCGCAAAATTCAAAAGCACCCATTCTGCGGTATTGAAATGTTTCACATTAACATTTTGTAAAAACACATCAATATTGTTTGCACTTTCATCAAATGTAATGCTGTAATCCTCTATTTTTGCGCTGTCCAATTCATTTACTGGCTGTTTTAGCTGGTCAAAAAATGTTCTAATTCTTACTTCTGCATCTCTTTTCATTTTTGTTGTCATTGCCCTTCCCTGCCATTTTGCAGCAACAAAAAACAATGAATTTTCTATCCAGCTATTTAATCGTCTTTTATTGACTTTTCTGTTTTCATTATCTGTAATAATTTCACCAGAAACATCTTTTATAGCAAGTGTGTAATCGTTTCCCATTCTCCAGCCTAAATTACCCTGTCCCGTTTCAGAAGGTTTGAGCGTAAAACAAGCTATTTGATTTTGATACAATAATGATAACTGGTCAAAATCAAATAATTCGTCACTTCCACTTATCCAAATACATTCTTCTGCAAGTCCGCTGTTTTCCACATTTCCTATAGCATGTACAATAGCGGATAAACAAGCCCCGCTAATTTCAGTACCTGTATTTGCTTTATAATTTCCCGCAACCATTTGACAAAAATCAGTATCATATGTTTTTCTGTATGCAATAACTTCTTCTCCTGTTTCTCCAAATGCTAAGCCGTTTGTACCACAATATGTCATATTGTTATATTTTTCTCCAAAAGCATATAATGCCTTGTCTGCTACTGCACTGCTAAAACCAATATAACTAATATCTGTTACTTGTTTTAAAATTTTTTTCATTTTTCTATTGATAACTCATACTATCAGTAGTAGAATAGTATTCAGAAAGAGGGAATAAAATGAAAAAATACAGTAGTAAAAAAAATAAAAGAGCTTGGACAAGTGATGGACGCACTTACCAAGCTCGGGTTGAAAATAAGTACTCTCATAGCCATTATTAAAATGGTAATAGAAAGTATAAATTAATCCAAAGGGAGGGGAAACCCTCCCCTGTAAAAAATAATACTACAAAGCCACCTAAAATACAATGAAAAATTCTACAAAATCCTTAATGATTGCATTATTGCAATTACTGTTTCAAATTGTTCGCCTTATTATAATTGTTGTAGGTCTTTACCTTATTATATTTCATAAATAGGAGTGATTTTTATGCAAGAAAAAGCAAACCCACAAACAGAAGCAAATAAAAGATGGCAGGAAAAAAACAAAGAAAAAGCAAAATATTTACGTAATCGTTCTACAGCAAGAAGTTTTATCAAAAATCAGGCAACAACAGAAGATATAGAAGAATTACAACAACTCATACAAACAAGAATTGATTTCCTTCATACTTCTGCATGGGAACAAACACAATAATATAAAGAATAGAAAAGAGAGTTTTTCTCTCTTTTCTATTTCTTTATTAAATTTCTGCTTTACTATCTACGCACGTACTCATACGTGCTATAATAAAATGAAATAAAAACATCAGAACTTCTTAATATGGCAAAATATGCATATCCAGCAATTTTTACTCCAGAAGAAGAAGGAGGATTCTCTATCAATTTTCCAGATTTAGAAGGTTGCTATACTTGTGGTGATGATATAATTGATGGACTGCTTATGGCAGAAGACGTTTTAGCGCTTATACTTTATGGTTATGAAAAAGACGGACGAGAAATTCCTGCTCCTTCTAAAAAAAATGATATTGTTGTTACAGAAGGAGAATTTATCAATTTTGTAGTATGCGATACATTAAAATATAGAAAAATGTATCATAATAAATCAGTTAAAAAAACACTTACCATCCCTGAATGGCTGAATGAATCTGCAACAATGGCAGGATTTAATTTTTCTCAAGTTCTTCAAGAAGCGCTCATTTCAAAATTAAATATATAAAAGAGAGTTTTTACTCTCTTTTATCCTTTTCTGTTTTATTACCTATCTGTTTCATAAACTCTTGCAAATTAACACCCCTTTCTTTTGCCAAATTTTCAGCCATTTGTTGCATTTGTTGTGGTGTTTTGCCTTCTATCATACCCATAACCTGTTGTAGTTGTGGATTTTGTCCTGCTAATTTCTGCATACCAGCCATAGTATTGTTGCTATTTTGTAGCATTTCCATTGGATTGAACATTTTTATCCACTCCTTTTTTGTCTGTTGTCTTCGGTAAATTTATCATTTCATTTATTTTCATTTCTAAATTTGAAACATAGTTTTGTAATTTTTGGAAATCCTCTAAACAAACATAGCTTGTACCACATTGCTGTTGCTCCACCAACTGATATATTTTAAATATAGGTGTAAAAGTATTCATATCAAATTGCTTTGTGTATATTTTGCCGTGTGAAATATACAGAAATATAGATATTGTACCATTTGTATTGACTTCTGCATTTCTTTTCCTATATCATCACAGTTAATGCACAATTCAAATATTTTTTCAATTTTTTCCTGTTTCATATGTAATCTCCCTTACCAAGCCAATCTCTGCAACACTTTTATGCCATTATCGTTGTATCGGAAAGATTCAACTTCCTTGTCGCAATCTTTCGCTTTGTTCACCACATACCTGCCATACTCTGGTGTTTTCAAGCCGTTTTGTTGGCAATCCTGCCAACCATGTTAGCGGATATACCGAGCATTTTGCCGGCTTCTTCGGCACTGTAGGTCTTTTCCACTTCTGGGAGGTAGTTACTTACGTCTATACCGAATATGTCCTCAAGCCCTTTCAAACCGAACACCTGCATAGTGACAGGGGAGAGTTTTTTGTTGTCCAGTGACTGCATAAGGGCTTTAAATACACGGTTTTTAGCATTTAGAGCCATAGCTTCAGCTTGTGTCTTTTGTATTTCTAGTTTTGTTTTCTTCAATTCATTTACTACTTGAGGGATTACCTGTTGCATTTCATTAAATCTTTTTACATACTTTGCAGTAAAAAGAATTCCTTTTTCTCCTGTAAATTTGTTTGCTATAAACTCACAACCCATTTTTGTAAAGAGATAACTTTTATTTGTTTTTCCGCTGTTATCTTTGTATGTAGTTTCTATGAAATAATCACTGACGGGAAAATTCCCTTTAGTTAAAGTTGGTATAATTCCAACTTGTTTTGTATTTCCTTCTAATTTCTTTAAAAGCTCATAATATTTCATTTCTAACATTTCTGCTACTTCTCTACTATCAATCGTCTGAACTTCCGAATTTCTAATTTGTAATTTTTCCATAAAAAAACCTCCTATTTCAAATTTTTTATTTGCCAAAATAGGAGGTATATTATATAATATTTATACTTCCTATTCTGGAAGTGGTTCAATAACAGTTACAAACTTTGGTCGGGGCGTAACTGTTATTTTTTATTTTCTATTTCTTTTTTAACCAACTCTATACCCTTATTTATAACATCTGTTCTAGTAATATTTAATTCATCAGCACAATTTTGTAATAAATCTGATTGTGATTGTGTTAATCTAATTTCAAGACGTATTTTTTTAGGGTCTTTCGTTGGTCTTCCTGTTCTCGGGGACATTTTTCTCACCTCACTTTTGTCCGTACATATATAATAATATACACACGTGCAAAAGCCAACCCTTTTTCAAAAAAAATTTAATAATTTATCACAATAACAAAAGACTAGCAACAGGCTAGTCTTTTATATTTCTTTTTAATTTTGTTCAATACCATTTTCCCATAATTCATCACAAGATAAATCAATTTCATCATTCCAGCTAATGCCATAACCGCCTAAATCTGTTTTTACATTCCAAAACAGTCCTGAAATTTCTTTCAAATTTTGCAAAGGTTTTCATATATGAAATAAAGGCGCTATATTATATTTTTTAACAGTACCATCTATAAATGTAATTAACAGTTCATATTCTTTCATTGCTTTTACTTCTTTTACTTTATGAAACATACCCATCAACTCCTTTTTTAAAAGCTGATTTATTCAAGAGGAGGAAGTTCTATAAATTTTTGAGTTTCCCACATTTTTATTAATTCGTCTTGGTGTTGCTTTGTCCATTCTTGAACCATTTTTAACGCTCTTTTAGGTAAATCTCCCTCTAACATTTCACCCGTTTTTATGTCAATCGCTCCTATACATTCTCCATATATTGCATAAATATGAGGAGGATTATACTCTTTCTGTCTAAAATACATTTTTATAATTACACCATAAAATCTAGTAATAACAGGCATTGTTTTTCCCTCTTTTCTTTTATAAATATAATATAGAGTACATGGAAAATCAAGTATATAGATAATGTAAAAAATTCAAAAGGAGTGAGAAAAAATGAATAAAGAATTACAAGATTTATTAAAAAATTGCTTGGAATCCTTAAACAATCGTACAGAAGAAGATATTCAAAAAATGCAAAAATTACATGATAAAGAAGTAGGAAGATATTCTAATATTACCCCAAGCCGAGAATTTGAAATTTTATATCCACCCACTCCACTTATTGATGAAGAATTATTGGAAATTTCTGAAGAAAACGATTGCTGTATTTTTAAACTAGAAAATGAAGAAAAAGAAAAAAACTAATATTTATTATAGTTTTTTACAATATTTTTCATTTACATATTGCAAAATTCGACAAAAGATGTTATATTTTAATATAGATAAAGGAACATTATTAAAGTGTTTTTAATTTTTTGACG